AATATCTAGGTGCTCAGACCAAGCTCTCTTTAAAAGACTTTGCAGAACAGCTCGCAAAAGTAGGAAAACTAACTGACGAAATTACTTTCTATTTACAGAAAGACGATAGATCCAGTTTGTGTGAGCTTGTAAAGGTTTTTCCTGTATTAGGAGATAACGGAGAATGGGAAACAGAAATTACACTCAAGGAAAAAATAGATCCAGAAACCGGGGACGTTCCTTACAGACTTGAACCATGAAAAACGTACTTGAGCTAATGCGTCTTTTATTTGGAATGGAAGAATTTTTAGACGAAGACGAAGAAGTTGAGATCATCTGTAAAAAGCATGGCTCTTTCTTTGTAACCCCAAAAAACCACCTTGGTATGAACGAAGAAGGAATTGCCTATGGTTGTCCAAAATGCAGAAAGGAGAAACTACATTGAAACCAGCGTCTAGTAAACCAAACGAAGAAAAAATAAGAAAGAAAATAAAAAGGATGACCAAGATTATTGCTTGGCTGATACCTAGATTTCACAGAGGACTTTCAGATCCTAAAAACTACGAAAAACTAATAGGGAGAGTAGAATAAATGAGCTTAATTAAAGACGCACTGCTTGAAGCCGAATATGCGGTTTGGGAAGTAGCCGAAGAAGTAGCCAAAAAATCAAAAAACAGACACGACTTCTATCAAAGAGTTATATCAGAACTTTTGAAAAGAGGAGATCCACGAGCAGTTAATATAGGGATTGGAGATGCTTGTAGCAGAGTTTGGGATGAAATATGAGCACAACTATTGAAAAACTAAGAGTATTAGATCTTTTTAGTGGTATTGGAGGCTTCTCATTAGGACTAGACAGCACAGGACATTTTGAGACTGTTGCTTTCTGCGAAATCGAGAAGTTTCCATGCCAAGTATTAAACAAACACTGGCCGAATGTGCCAATATATAACGACGTAAAGGAGTTAAGTTATGAAAGATTACAAACAGATGGAATTATCTCTGACAGAAGAAGAATCCACATTATCTGTGGAGGGTACCCATGTCAGCCGTTTTCCGTTGCAGGACATCAAAAAGGTGAAAAAGATCCGCGTCACCTCTGGCCAGAATATTTTAGACTCATTAGAGAACTCCGTCCAGATTACGCCATTGGAGAAAACGTGGGCGGGCATATTCGACTCGGTCTTGATTCCGTTCTCTCGGATCTGGACAGCGAGAACTACTCCACAAGGTGCTTTAGTGTTGAAGCAGCGAGTATCGGTGCCCCGCACAGGCGCGAAAGAATCTTCTGGGTCGCAGAAAATGTGGGCGACACCGAACACAATGGATCACCTTCCACAAAGATCAAAGGAAGCATTACTAAGACAAGCGACAACAACAAGAAAAGGACGCACGAAACCTTCAAATTTGAGAGAACAAGTGAATCCACAGACAATGAAACTCTGGCCGACTCCACAAGCAATGGACGGAATGAGGAGCGGACAGATACGGAAACGAGAGGAGTTGTCAGAGGCAGCGAAAAAAGGCGGTTGCTCAAACCTGAGGGAAGCAGTACACAACCCAGAATACGAACAAATGTGGCCGACTCCGAGAGTGAGCGACACCGAAGGGGGACTGGTCAAGAACGTGGAGCTGAACAACGGCTCGTTCTCCCGGAAGAACAAACAAGGAGTGAGATGGGGAGTGAAACTGAAAGACGCAGTGAACCACATGGAAAAACAAAAGATGTGGCCGACTCCAAGGGTGAGCATGGCAAACGGTCCGAGTCAGAAAGAAATAGACGAGGGCAACCCAAAAAAACGTCTGGAAACGGAAGTAATAGTCAGGAAAATGTTGCCTTCTCCAGCGGCGAGAGATTGGAAAGATACAGGAGAGAACACAAACTACGAGAAAGTAGCAAAGAAGGGAAAACTAGCGGGAGTAGTAATGGTAGAGGAGCAACAAAAAATGTTTCCGACACCGAATCAGGGAATGCACAAGATGGACGTTCCGAACAAGGAATATCACCAAAGGAGAAAGGATCTGGGCAAACAGCTGGATCTTCCGGGGGAAATTCATTTGAAGAAGAAACCATCAAAAATCACGAAGCATTTAAATCCTTCTTGGGTGGAAGTCTTAATGGGGTTTCCTCATGGCTGGACGGATCTTGGGAACAAGGAATCCCAAGAGTAGTTGAAACAGATAAAACTAGGGTTCCAAGACTAAAAGCACTTGGAAACGCAGTTGTCCCCCAGCTCGTTTACTACGTTGGACTGGCTATAATCACATCAAGAAATGAGGGGTAAAACCCAAATGTCGACTTGTGAGTGTTGCACTACTTCTCCCTCCGTAAGAACAAGATTAGTTAGAGGAGGCGGTGGACACGGAGCTTCCATGTCCATGTGTGCACGTTGTTATAGCCTAAACGATGGTGAAGTGTGGACAGAAATGACAAGACATTTAATAAATAGAATAAATGAACAACGCTAACGTTAAAATAAAAAAAATAAAGAAGGGTGCAAAAGGACTTTTCGCTAATCAATCTGTTAAAAAAGGAAATATAATACTTATGTTACAGGGAGAAAAGTTTTCTAAGCCCAGCAGAACTTCTATACAGATCGGAGACAAGCACATTGAAGATCCAAAAGGGGGATACATGAATCATCATTGTAATCCAAGTGCTGAGATCAAAATAAACTCAAATTTTGTGGGTTTTAATCCAGTTGCTCAATGTGAAACAAACCAAGTAATACTGGTGACTGCGAAAAGGGACATAAAAAAAGGAGATGAAATCACTTTTGATTACGAAACCACAGAAGAAGAATTAATTTATTCCTTCAAATGTGATTGTCACGGACGTTGGATAAAAGGAAATAAACTAAAACATATCTGAGAAATGAGCCCAAAAGACTTCATAATTATTGTTGGTCCACTGTTCATACTTTGCCTCATGAGTTTAGTGGTTTATTTATTAAAATAATATCAGGAGCGATTATGAATATAAAAGATCAATTTGGAAAAGACCACGAACAACCCGATATGGTTAATCATCCCCCACATTATAATCAAGGAGACATTGAATGTATTGATGCAATACGTGCAATGCTTTCACCCGAAGAATTCAGAGGATACTTACGTGGTACTAGCTTAAAATATCGTTGGCGTTATCAATACAAGGATGGTATGCAAGACATAGACAAAGCAGAGTGGTATGAAAAACGTTTTAAAGAGCACGAAAAAAAATTTACTAGTTCTCGTGTGTAAAACTACCGTCTTCTATCTCCAACAAAGGCTTATAGTCTCCCAGTAGTTTTTCAATTCTACTTTTAATTTCAATTTCACTAAGAGATTCTAACTTCCCGGTACGAACTTCTTTTCTTTCTACATAAAGACCTGCTGCTCTTCCTCTTTGTACTTCTGCTGAAACTGCAGCTGTTAGGTTTCCTTTCTCCAGAGCATGGTCACGAATATCGGCAAGCTTCCTAACATGTCTAGCAAAGGTAACTTCATACTTTTTATCTACTTCTTGCTGAAGCTCCCGGACAAATCTAACTACAAGTGGATACCTCTTAGGATTTAAGAGTTCAGATGCACGTACTTTTGCAGAACTTTCTGCGTATCCAGCAGCAAGCGCACACTCAGTCTGCGTTTTAGACCCATCGTTATAAACAAACTCCTTCGCAAAACGAATTTGCTTGTGTGTCAAATGTTTTTCATTACGCCCTGAGATATTTCCAGATGTTCCTTTTGGCATTGTTATCTTCTGCTTCCCCCTCCAATATAGAGTCCAAACCAAGCAGCTCCAGCGCCAACAACCACAGATACAAAAGCACTTTGGGCATTAGTTGGATCAGGCAGTGTCATAAACCACTCAGTTGTTCTGTAAAAAGCCACTCCATAAAGAGTGATTAAAAGCCGGGGGAAAACACGCCATTTATCAAATCCTTCAGCGTAATTATACCAAGTTGGCGCATCTGGATTTATTATAAACGTCGCTGTGTTTTTTTCTCTCTCATCCATTTTCTTAGGCAAAGTATACCACAGTAAAATGAAGTATCTTCACATAACCTACATAACCTCAAACGCACCTCTCTCAGGTTATGTGGGAAACCCTATATAACAAGGGTTTCAGTCTAAACGCACCTACGCACCCGACTTTTTGAAATAAAATTTGTATTTACTTTTTGAAAAATCTCAAAATCTCAGGTACAGGTTATGTAAGTATTGTTATATAGGGAAAACTAAACCCCTTGATTCTAAAGGGTTTCAAGGC